CCATCATACATTTACCAACTATTCTACTACCTAATCGTAAACATGTTTTAGTTACTCGCCAGTTATTTAATATGTTATCAGGTCTTTCCCACTTACCACTTTCATCGTGTACTAATAAGTTTAACTTTTCACCGTCATAACTATTATCACCTGTGTTTTTCCAGTCAATAGTTGTATCTAAACCTTCTAAGTGTTCAACTTGTTCGTTAGCTGTTATCTTTTTTCTCGTAAACTTACTGGCTGGTACTCTATACGCAAGCTCTGATTTTGGCCTGTCCATACCATCTTGTATTGGTTTAAAGAAAAACGGGTAGTTAATACTAATTGGTACTACTTTATCTGTAAACATTTTTTTAGCATCAGCACCTGTTTTAGATAATATACCAAATCTACTATCACTCGCCAATGTAGCTAAATTAACTGTTTCAGCAGATGACATAAAGCTAAAACCACTACGACGATTTTTAAGATAACACATGCCATAACATCGTTTATCTGCTTTGCAAGCTTCCCAGAATATATAAAATAATCTATTAGCTTCTCTAAAGTCTGGTGCACCTACATCTATTTTACTCCATTGTAAATACATATAGTGCGTACCTGTTATGTATGTTGGTTTGTTATTGTTTATAAACCAAAAGCCTTCTTCTCTACGTTTAAACTCTTCGTCTA